TCAGGCAATGGCTATCCTATATAGACCAGTCACTTTTAAAAAGGGTGATAAATACCTAATAGAAGAGTATGATGGTATTAAGAATGCTGAAGCAATGAAAAGAATGCCACTAGATATTGCAATGGGAGCCATGGTTTTTTTTTGGAAACTAAACAACGAATTGTTAGAGATTATCCTGAACTATTTGGAGAAGGAAATGGATCAGAACCTGACTACACAGCAGAAGGAAACTTTGGAAGGAAATGGAGTTGGTATCAGTCTGTTTATGTCCTTGGTAGAGGAGATGTTACCAAATTCGATGCTGTCACAGCCTTAAACGTACACACTTGTTTATTGTACTTGACATTTGAGAAAGAGAAAGTAGAACTAGAGAAACAACAAATTAAAAAGATAAACCAATGACAGGTTTTTATGATTTAATAGATAAGATTAAAGATGCACTAATAGCAGAGCCATTTGTGAATACAGTCACTTATGGTAGCTTAGATGACATTGATCTTAATAAGCAGACTATCTTCCCTTTATCACATATCATAGTGAATGATGCAACCATAAGCACAAACACAGTTGAATTTAGTATTAGTGTTCTATCAATGGATGTGGTAGATGAAAGCAAAGAAGAAACAACAGATGATTTCATTGGCAATGATAATGAGCAAGATGTACTAAATACACAACTAGCAGTACAAAACAGATTAATTGGGCTTTTACAAAGAGGTGATCTGTACAGGGATAAGTACCAAATAGAAGCAGAGGTAACCTGTGAGCCATTTGTAGATAGATTTGAAAACAAGTTGGCAGGATGGGTATCTACCTTCAATGTAGTAACTACTAATGAAATGACAGTATGCTAACTAAAGGAAAAAAGGCTTTAGAAGATTTTAGGGATGCAGTCATTAAGGATGCTAAAAAGAACCTAAGAAAGAAGAATGTATCAAGTGCATTGTCTAAGAGCCTAGAGGGGAATGTAGAAGTGCATGAAAACAGCTTCACCTTGCAGTTCTTGATGGAAGAGTATGGCTACTATCAAGATAGGGGTGTGCATGGCAAGACATCTTCCTATGTTGAATTAGGCAGATATCCAACACTAGCTAGATTTGGAAGTGGCAAAGGAAAGAAAGGTGGTTTAAGTGAAGGGATACTCAAATGGGTACAAAGAAGAAGATTCCAGTTTAGAGATAATAAGGGCAAGTTTATGAGTTATAAATCTACAGCATTTCTTATATCAAGATCAATTTGGAACAAAGGCTTAAAGCCTAGTTTATTTTTTACAAAACCATTTGAAAAGCACTTCAAGAAATTACCAAATGAATTAGTAGATAAGTTTGCTTTAGATGTAGAAGATCTGATGGCATTCTCACTAGATCAAAAAAGATTTAACACATGAGTACAAAGATAAATGTAAGATCACCATTTTATATAGGCTATGCAGAGCCAGTAGCACCTACACCTGAATTTGTAGCAGCAACAGCAAACCTAACAAACTTCACAGTAAATGAAGCTGGTACTATTGGTTTACCTGATTTAGATTTTGGTGTGATAGTAGATATTGATTCTAATGATTCTGATTTTGTAGATGAAAGTTTTCCAACAGTAACAAGTGACACAAACAGAACAGTACTATTTTATGTAGAAGTACCAGCAGGGTTTTCTAATGAAGGTGATGTGATACAGATAGAAGCTACAGCTTTACAATCAGCAATTTCAGTTAGTTGTGCTGCAGTAGTATCAGCTACAGGAGCATCTTTAGCTTTTAACTTAGATACAGGTGGTGCATCTGCAGGATTGAATATTGGGAATCATTTTACAGGTACAGGAACAGTTGATGAATATTCTGTACAGCATTATCATCCTACAGCAATGGATGTAGTTATTGCACAAAATGGATTATTGGTAATCACATCCAAAAACACAGCAGGTACATTTACAGGAACAATAACAGCCTATGATCATGAAACAGGATGTACTGCTAATAAAGTGTTCACAGTAACATTTACAAGCCAAGTTGCATTTGATGCAACCACAGCAAATCCTTTAGGTGGTGAAGTACAACCTGATGGTACAATTATAAATCCAAGTGTAGTAGGTACAATCACTACAATTAGATTCAGTCCTACAGGAGGAGGTCAAAGTGCATTCTTTGCAAATGATACTGGATTAGCTAGGAATGTTAATTTGTATTTTGATATTACTGTACCAAATGGATATTCTAATGCTGGTGCAACTGTTCAGATTAATAAAACATTTGTACAACAAGCACAGAATATAGATCCAATATTTGATGTAAATACAATTGATTTTGATGATCAAGCAATCCTTACAACAGGACAGGTTATAGGGGGAATAGCAAAAGATAATAATGGAACTAATGTAGTGATACAAAGTTTTAGCCCTACTTCTTTTGATACAGTAACATCTACAACAAGTAGAGATGTAACATTCACAGTAGTAATACCAAGTGGATATCAGAATGCAGGTACTACAGTAACTAAAGTAATTACATTAGACCAACCACCAACAAACATTTTTGAATTACAGCCATGTACAGGTGCAACTACTAAGGTTTACATTGGCATTTTGAATAATTTTACAATTAATCCTAATGGAAACCCAGGATATTTAACACATGAAGGAACTCGAACTACTGATATTAACTGGAGACCATTTAGGGATAACTTTGTGCATTTTGGGAAATATGAAGCATTTATAGCTGTAGATAATTTATTTCAATTAAAAGGTCAGTATATATGTGTGGGAGGTTCACCACTAAGCATGAGATACCCAAGAGGTAATGAAGTTACTTATATTAATACTTATAAAACATTTCCAAGTACCACAGCAGCACAAGATCCAATAGAATACTATATTACATTTGATACTAATAGTCTAGTAAAACATTTGTATAGAAAAGATTGGGTATCACGAACAATAGAAAAAATATTTTAATGGCATTCAGTAGTGTAAATTTAAGGCTTTATGTATATAGTGGAACTGACACAAGTTACACAGATGCAGATTTGAGATACCAGCTTAGTAAGGATCTTATCATAGGAGATACCAAAGTAAATTTTGAGATAGCAGAATTGATCAGGGATTACATTGATATTAAGTTCAATGATGATTATGTAAGCTATGCAGTATGGGTAAGGGTAGATTCTAGAATGTTAGATGATAATGGTGTAGAAATAAATTATGGTTCACCTGTTATAAATACATATCTAGCTACAGATGGTTATGGTTTCTTTGAAGAAGGAGCAAATGCTGAATTATCAAGAAATGCACTTCTAACCACCAACACACTTTATCTGTTAGAAGGCACAGCAGCTAAACTACCAATCTTTGCTGAAGGTGTAGGAAAAGTGACTATTGATAGTTCAGATACACAGATAACAGATACAGGAAATACAGATCAAAAGATTCAATATGTAGATATCCCTGCTGATAGCAATCTTATTAGAGTTTATGATACAGATGATACAACACTATTAAGAACCATTAAAATCAACAATATCTGTGAGCCTAAGTTCACACCTTACAAGGTTACTTTTGTAAATAAGTATGGTGCATTTCAGGATATATACTTCTTTAAGAAAAGCACAGAAACATTTAGTGTGACTGATGAATCCTACAAAAGGAATACCCTAGCCAATGCCACAGCTACATATTCAGTAAATCAAGGTCAAAGGGAAAGATACAATACTAATGCTAGGACAAATGTCACATTAAACACAGGCTTTGTAAATGAAGATTTTAATAGTGCAATAGAAGAATTGTTTTTGTCAGAGAATGTATTCATAAGATGGAACAATCAAACACTACCTATCATACCAAAAAGCAAAGATCTTACATTCCAAACAAGTGTGAATGATAGATTAAGCAATTATGCAATTGATTTTGAATTTGCATTCAATAAGATAAACAATGTACGATAATGCTCAATTTACAGATCTATATATATAATGATGATACAGAAGGACATGATCAAGTAGAACTGTTCCAAGATGAATCTATCACAATTACTCAAAGCCTACAAGATGTAAAAGACATACAAAAGGTATTTACTGACTATTCAAGAAGTTTTAGTGTACCAGCATCAAAAAAGAATAATAAGATATTTAAACACTTCTACAATTATCACATTACTGGATTTGATGCACAAAGAAAACACAAGGCAAAACTTTATCTGAACAACCAATTTTACAAAGATGGGTATATAAAACTGGAAGGTGCTACAACTAAAGATAACAAAGCATCCACATATAAAATAACTTTTTATGGTAGCGGTGTTGTCTTAAAGGAAATCCTACAAGATGATATTATAGGTAGTTTAGGAATGTTGAATGCTCAATTCACTTTTGATTATACTTCAGCTAATATTTTATCTTATTTAAAATCAGGTTTAGACATAGATTATAATACAGATTCTGCTGATTTAAATGTTCAAGGAAAAGGCTCAGGTACATTAGAAGATGCTATTATAGTTCCATTAATAACACACACCAAGAGGTTATTTTACAACGATTCTACAGGTTCATCTGCTTTAGAAAACAGTGATCAGTATAATAACTTGTGGAATGATACAAGCAATACCTATGATACTGGTTTAGAGTTACAACAATTAAAACCAGCTATTAAAGTATTGGCTATCATAAAAGCTATAGAAGCACAATATGGGGAACAGGGTATAATATTTTCAGATGATTTTTTTAGTGAAGATAACCCTGTAATCAATAATCTTTACTTGTGGCTACACACTAAAACAGGTGAATTGTTTACTAATCAAGATGAACTTACACCTATCACAAACTTTTTATCTAACAAAGTTGATTTAAGTGATTCAGGTGAAGGTATTGGTAAAGTACATAATGACTACTTAGAACTTCCTGAACCATCATTAAGTTCTGATATAAAGAAAATTCCTGTATTTTGTCAAATTGAAGTAACTGCCCCAAGCAATGAGGATTTTAGTATAATAATAAGAAGCCCTGAAGGAAGGCATATAAACGGAATTACTTTAACACCTGAATTAGATAATGGTAATCATGTTGCCAAAACAAAAGAGTTTTTAATACCTAAAGGAAATAATAGTTTTTTCATTTATGGTGGTTCAACTGGAAACTACGAAGTTAAAATAAGATTAAAAAGAGATAAAGAATTTTCATTTTGGGGAGATCGAACCATGTCTTTTGAAGGGAATGCTGGTGTAGGTTATTCTAGGATTAATGCTTCTACACAATTACCTGAAATAAAAATATTAGATTTTTTAACTGGTTTATTTAAAGTATTTAATCTCACTTCTTATGTAGATAAGGATGGTAAAATAAATGTCCAAACAATAGATCAATTTTACAATTTAAGTGGTAATGTTTATGATGTAACAGAGTATTTGGATAAAGATAGTTCTGTAATTGAAGGAACATTACCTTATAAAAAAATTGAATTTGGCTATGAAGGCACAGATAGTTTTTTAGCTGCTAACCACAAAGAACAATTTGGATATGATTGGGGTAGTGTTAGTACAAATGATATTGATCTAGGTCAAGGAAGCACTAGAGGGTTTACAGGAGAAGATTATTCTGTTAAAGTGCCTTTTGAGCATTTCAAATATGAGAAACTAAGAAACACATCTTTAAGTGCTTCTAATACTAGAACAGATATACAATGGGGGTGGTCAGCTAATAAAACCCAAGAACCATATCTAGGCAAACCATTATTGTTCTATGCTGTACAGCAATCATCAACAAGAGATATTAAGTATGTAAATATCGATAATACTGATGGTGTTATTTCTGCTGGAACTAATATATACATGCCTAGTAATTCATTGAGTTTTTCAGAAGATTCTGTGAATCTAAATTTCAATGCAGAACAAAATGAATTCTTTCAAGAGCCTTTCACTAAAACATTATTTAATGAATATTATAAAAACTACATACAAGAAGTATTTGATAGTCAAAGAAGGCTGACTAAAACACAAGCGTTTTTACCTTTGAGTGTTTTGTTAAATATTAATCTTAATGACACTTTAAAGATAGGTGGAAATATATACAGAATAAATAATTTAGTCACCAACTATAGTACCTTATTGTCTAAACTTGAATTAATAAATACCACTAGCGTAGTTGGTAAGCTAATAACAACAGATGTCAAGTTTGGTGCTGGTTCATTATTTGGCAATTGTGTAAGTGCTGATGTTGATTCTACATTTGCTGATAATAGTACATTAAAAGCTGATTGTTCTACCCAAGCTAATAACGGAATTATAATAGTGAACAATGGCAATCAATTTGATGCAGATAGTAATACACCTGATACAGCAGATGCAGAAGGTAATCCTGTAATTGTAACACCAGCCACAATATTTGATGCTCATGTAACTGCAGACAGTTTACTTATTAAAGCTGACAGTGATAAGCAGAAAGCAGATCAAGACCTAAGAGAAGTGACTTCATCAAGTTGGAGAATGGGATACCAAATAAGTGAATTAGGTAAAATAGATAATAGTTTTAATCTTGATCAGTATGGGTTCTTGTTTAGTACAACACAATCGGATGTTGAAGGTACAGATGTAGATGACATTGCAGCAGTATCAAGTGTGACAGATATTAAATATGAAACACAATCAAACAACAAAAGACCAGCAACACCATTCAATGCTAGTTATCAAGAAACAAATGCAACATCAGCAACTACATATTATGTAAGGTTCTATGCTAGAACAAACACAGGATTAAATTATGCAGAAGCAGATGTAATATCAGAGATAGAAACAATTACTACAACATGATAGCAAATATTTTAGAAATGCTAGAGATAGCAAAGCATGAAACAAATATTGGTGAGTACACACACATTGCATTAGGCAAGAATAAGATACCACTAACAATATCTGATGCATATAAACAAAAGAAAAGGGAGCAATGGCAAAGAAAGTAAACATAGAGATAGATGTAGATTCTAAATCACTTGGGCAGCTAGAACAGGAATTAGAAAAAGTAAATGAAGAGTTAAAAGATCTTGATAGAAATTCTGATGCCTTTAAGGAAGCAGCAGCTAAATCTCAAATCCTAAATAAGGAGATTGAAAAAATAAACAATGAGATAGATGGCTTTAAGCTAGAAGATAAGCTAATGGCAGCAGATGGTGCAGCAAAGATATTTGGTGGATCACTTTCAGCAGCAGTTGGAACACTTGGAGCATTAGGAATAGAATCAGAAGCCTTTGGTGAATTTGAACAGAAAGCAGCAAGTGCCATTGCTGTAGGTTTAGGTATTAAAGATGTATCAGAAGGTTTTGGTCAAGTTACACTAGCAGCCAAGAAATCAGGTATTGCAGCTAAGTTGTTTGGAACAACTACAAAAAGAGCATTAGTAGCAACTGGTGTGGGGGTTTTTGCAATTGCATTGGGTGCAATAGTAAACAACTGGGATGCTATAAATAAAGGTGTAAGTAGATTTGTTAAAAACACACCATTCATTGGTAAAGCCATAGATACAATTAAAGGTGCATTTGATTCTCTATTTGATGCAGCAAGACCAGTACTAGAGTTTCTTGGGATATTACCTAATGAAGCAGAAAGAGCAGCTATAGCAATTAAAAAAGCTACCAAGGAATCTATCAAAGAACTAGAAAGAGAAATAGCAGTAGCTGAAGCTAGTGGTAAAGCAGCACAAGATATATATGATCTGAAGAAAAGGTTATTAGAAGCAGAGATACAAGATCTAAAAGATTCTAATGCTGAAAAAGAAGAAATATTTGCAAAGGAAACTGAACTGCTTGCACTTAATGCAGTAGAGCAAAAAAGAATAAGAGATGAAAAGGCAAATGAAGTAGTAAGAGAAAAAGTACAAACAGTAAGTACAATAAAAGCTAGTGGTGTACAAGAACTAAAACTTGAAGAAGATAAAGAAACTAAATTAGGTGATGTAACACAATTATCAACAGAAAGAAGAAACAGGCTAAAAGATTCTGAAATAATTAATCAGCTTAAATTAGATGCAGCTAGAAAAGCATCTTTAGATAATGTAATTGCTATTGCAGGAGCAGAATCAAACATTGGTAAGGCAGCTTTAATAGCTAAACAAGCATTAATGGCTAAAGAACTTATAATGGAAGCTAGTAAGACACTAGCATTCTCTTCACAAGCTGTAGCAAGAAGCACAGTTGCTGTAGCAGAAGGAACTGCACAAACTGCAAAAATAGGTTTCCCACAGAACATACCTTTATTGATTGGATATGCAGCACAAGCAGTTGGTATTATTAGTGCCATAAAAGATGCAACAAGTGCAGCCAAATCATCAGGTGTAGCAACAGTTTCAACACCTAGAGGTGCATCAGCACCAGCATTCAATGTGGTAGGTGCAGCACCTGAAAATCAATTAGCAGAAGCTATAAGTGGACAACAAAAACAACCTATCAAAGCATTTGTTGTAAGTAATGAGATTACAACACAACAGGAGTTGGATAGAAATATCACAAGTGAAGCATCAATAGGATAACAGAATAAACACTTTTTTATTGTATAAGTATGGATATTATAGAACTTTTTATAGATGAAAATGATGAGGTTTCAGGAATTGAAGCTGTATCAATAGTAGAGAATCCAGCCATAGAAGAAGATTTTGTAGCACTTAAAAGTCAAGAGTTTAAGTTTGCAGAAGTAGATAAGGAGAAGAAAATATTAATGGGTGCAGCACTTATCCCTAATAAACCTATCTACAGACAAAGCCAAGATACAGAAGGTGAGATCAAGGAATACTATATTTATTTCTCTAGAGATACAGTAAGAAAAGCAAGTGAATTATTTTTCATCAAAGGCAACTACAATAAATCTACATTAGAGCATGGCAAGGCTTTAAGTGGTTTGGTAGCTGTAGAATCATGGATAGTAGAAGATACAGAGAAAGACAAATCTAGAGCCTATGGTATGGATGTGCCATTGGGAACATGGATGCTATCAATGAAAGTGATGAATGATGATGTGTGGGAAAACTATATTAAAACTGGAAAGGTTAAAGGCTTTTCTATTGAAGGATACTTTGCAGATAAGGTAGAAAGACCAAATGAACCTAATGCACTTGCAGAAATGCAAAGAATAGAAGATGAAGAAGCTGAATACCTACTAAGTAGAATATCTGCAATCATTAAAAATGATAAAAGAAAGAAGAATGGCAAAAGAACAGAAATGGAAAGCTATTCTGATTATCCTGATGCAGTAAAGAACAATGCAAAAAGAGGTATTGATCTAAATGAAAAAGTTGATAATAAATGTGCAACACAAGTAGGTAAGATTAGAGCAAGACAACTAGCAGATGGAAAACCTATTAGTGTAGAAACAATAAAAAGAATGTTTAGCTATCTATCAAGAGCAGGTGAATATTATGATGAATCAAACACAGAAGCCTGTGGTACTATTTCCTATTTATTATGGGGAGGTAAAGCAGGTTTAAGATGGGCAGGATCTAAGCTAAGAGAATTAGACCTTTTAGAAGCATCTCTTAAAGAACCCTGTCAAGCAGGTTATGAGATGATAGGATTCAAGACAAAAGGAAATAGAAGAGTACCTAACTGCGTACCTATAAAATGAGAAACTACAACGAAAAAGCACCAAGCCCTAAATCAGGGAAAAGGGGATGCCTTTGTGCAAATGGCACTTATTCATCAAAATGTTGTGATGGTAGTTTCCAAGCACAAGGGATAGGCAACATTACTAGAAGCCTTTTTTTTCTATTTACAGAAGAGGGTGAAAAGTTCATACAAGAAAATGATCACAAATTATATCAATAATGGCAGATAAAAAGATTAGCGAATTAACATCAGTAACAGCACCAAATATTACAGGTGCAGAAACTTTACCCATAGTCCAAACAGGTACTACTAAAAAAACAAGCCTTACAGATGTACAGCATTATGTTGTAAACCATTTAGAGCCTACAACACTAACAGTAGAAGATGGGCAAACTTATGATTTAGGTGCAAGTACTTATGATGAAGCAGAACTTATTGTACTTTCTTGGAGTGGTGGAAATGGCACAGCAACTTTAACATTGCCTGATGTGACTGCTACTAAAAACCTTAACAGAACAAAAAGAGTTATTACAGATTCTACATTTACTAATGCTACCCACGCAAATCTTACACCATTTGGTTCACAGAATTTAGATGGTGCTAATAGTGCTTTTGATTTGAATAGAGCCTATGAAGGTGTCAAGATATGGGGGAATGGTACAGAATGGTTTATAATCCAACAAAAAGCCTAAAATCTAACAAGCTAATTATTAATTTATTGTATATATATGAAAGCACAAGATATGTTAAACAAAATTAAGGAAACACTTGGTGTTGAACTTACAGAAGAAACTAAGGAAGTAGAGTTGGCACAAGCTACACTTGAAAACGGAACTGTTATTGAAGCAGAATCTATGGCTGAAGGTCAAGAGGTGTTTATAGTAACAGAAGATGAAAAAGTGGCTCTTCCTGTTGGTGAATATACGCTTGAAGATGGTACTATTTTAAAAGTAGCAGAAGAAGGCATTATTGCATCTATTGGAGAAGCGGAAGCTGCAGAAGAACCTGCTGAAGAAGAACTAGCAGAGGAAGAAAAAGAAGAAATGAACTACGCTACCAAACAAGAGTTGGCAGAGGTCAAGGATATGATTGAAGAAATCAAAGCCATGATCAAAGACAAAGAAGAAATGAGTAGTGATGAAGCCCTAGAACAAGAGGTGGAAGTGAAAGAAGAATTATCTGTGGTAGAAAAAATCAAGCACAATCCTGAAGCAGAAGTAGAAAAGAAAGTAAATCTATATGCACAAAAGGGATCTTCTAACACTATGGATCGAGTATTACAAAGAATTTCAAACATTAAAAAATAAATTTATTTAAAAATGGCTACAACTACTTCAATTACAACAAGTTATGCAGGTGAGAGTGCTGGTGAGTACATCTCTGCTGCATTACTAAGTGGATCTACTATTGAGAATGGTGGAATCACAGTAAAACCTAATGTGAAGTTTAAAGAAGTGATTAAAAAAGTATCTACAAATGACATTGTAAAAGATGCCACTTGTGACTTTGATCCTACTTCAACTATAACTTTAACAGAGAGGACTTTACAGCCTGAGTTTCAACAAGTTAACTTACAGGTATGTAAAAAAGATTTTATTTCAGATTGGGAAGCTGTACAGATGGGATATTCTGCACACCATGATTTACCACCATCTTTTTCTGATTTCTTAATTGCTCATGTTGCTGCAAAAGTTGCACAACGTACAGAGCAGTCAATTTGGTCTGGTGATACTAGCAACAATGGACAATTCAATGGATTGACTACACAGATTGCATTAGATGCTGGACTTCCTGCTGCACAAGAGATTGCATCTACAAATGTAGATTCTTCAAATGTAATTGCACAATTAGGAAGCATTGTTGATGCTATTCCTTCTGCATTGTATGGAAATGAAGATTTGAACATTTATGTATCTCAAAACATTGCAAGAGCCTATGTTCGTGCATTGGGTGGATTTGGTGCAAGTGGTCTTGGTGCTGCTGGTACAAATGCAATGGGAACACAATGGTGGAATAATGGATCACTTTCTTTTGATGGTGTAAAACTATTTGTTGCACAAGGTCTTGCTGATAACACAGCAATGGCTGCAGAAAAAAGCAATATCTTCTTTGGAACTGGCTTGATGGCTGATTCTCAGGAAGTTAAGGTTTTGGATATGTCAGATCTAGATGGTTCTGATAATGTACGAGTAGTGATGCGATTTACTGCTGGTGTACAATACGGAATTGTTGATGATATTGTAACCTACGGAATTACAAATTCAGCTAACTAATAAAGGCAATTAATTAACTATTAAGGGTGGGTAAGCCAAGAGCCTACCTGCCCTTTTTTAATACATACAATATGGCTTGTAATCTTACTAGAAATCGTACTCTTGAATGCAAAGAGTATGTGGGTGGTATCAAAACAGTTTACTTTGTGGACTATGGTTTGACACTTACCTATAATGGAACGGATACGGATGCCTTAGATGATATTCAAACTGATGCAGATACACCTGCAGCAATTACATACCACCAATATGATTTGAAGGGTGTAAACAGCTTTGAACAAACTATTAATTCTTCTAGAGATAATGGTACATCATTCTTTGAGCAAACGCTAAGTTTAACACTTACTGGTCTTACTAAAGAAGATCACAAAGAGTTGAAACTACTAACTTGGGGTAGACCCCATGTGATTGTACACACTTACAATGGTGATGCATTCCTTATGGGTGCAGAACATGGTGCAGAAGTAACAGGTGGTTCAATTGTAACTGGTCAATCAATGGGTGATCTCTCAGGATACACTTTGACATTGACAGCACAAGAACAAACACCAGCTAATTTCTTACTAGATGCTACAGAAGCTGATCCTTTTGCAGGATTAACTACAACACCAACAAAAGCATCATAATTGATTGTTTAGGATATAAAAAAAGGGGCTTAATTGCCCCTTTCTTTTTTAAGGTCTTTTCCAAGTTGCATAGGGATATTTTCTTCTACAATCCCATGTATCTCTTACTAGACCTTCATCTAAGCATACTAAGTGCCTTGCTAATTCTACAACATGAGTTTCATTTTTACTTATAGGATAATCTCCTAAACAATAACCCTGAATTTTTTTTACTTTAGTAAATCCTCTTTTTTGTAGAAATTCTCTGTAGTTGATTGGATCATCAGGCATACTTCCATTTTCAAAAGATGTTTCCCAAATTTCTAATCTTACATCTTGGTAATCCATTTCGGTGGCTATGGCTAATGCCCTTATGACACAATCACCAACCTGTTTGTCTTTTTTAAATTTCATTCGGTAGTATTTGTGTCTACCACCATCATCATAAATGTAATCATTCATTTGTTTTAGTTTTTGTTATTACAATATGTCAAAGAACTTAATCTTATACCCTAATATAAACAATTTGTTGATAACTACAAAGAGATTGATTGAATAAAACATTATTGTGTTTTTTTGTTATATTTATAAATAAATGTTATATAACTAACAAATAACAAAATAGAAACTTTTTTATTGTTATAGTATGATTATTTTACAACAGAGTACAGATTCCCAAACTTTCAACTTCATCCCTAGAAGTTATACATCAGGGCTAACCTATACTATTAAGATTATAAATGAAACAACAAACAAAGAAGTTTTTAATAGCACATCTACATCCTTTGTTTCTGCTGATTATTATTATCAGTATAACAACACTTTTACTCTAGTAGAAGATACAATGTATAATTTAGAAATTACACAGGGTAGCAATCTGATTTACAGAGATAAAATATTCTGTACAAATCAAACAATAGCAACATACTCTGTAAATAGCTCAGAATATACAGAGCATTCACAACTTAATGAATTTATAGTATTATAAAATGGAGAATCTACACATACTAAATCTATCATCTTACAATAGACCACAAGTAAAAGAAGATAAAAAAAGAAAGTGGGTAGCATACGGATCTGATAATAACTACTACCAATATCTGATTGATTTATACATCAACAGTACTACAAACAATGCTATTATAAATGGTGTATCTAATATGATCTATGGGAAAGGTTTAGATGCCTTAGATAGTAGTATAAAGCCTGATGAATATGCAGCACTAAGATCTATATTCCACAATGATTGCTTGAAGAAGATTTCATTAGATTTAAAACTACTAGGAGAAGCATCATTTCAGGTATTGTATCAAGATGGTAAAGTTGTAAAATCTGAACACTTTCCAAGACAAACACTAAGAGCAGAGAAATATAGTGATGAAGGCAATATTGAAGCATACTACTATCATCATGACTGGGAAAAGGCAAAGCCTGCAGATAAACCAAAAAGAATTGCAGCATTTGGTTTTGGTAATGGTTCTGAACCTGAAATCAAAATAATCAAAAGATATGTATCAGGATATGATTACTACTGCCCTGTGGATTATCAAGGTGGGTTAGCTTATGGAGAATTGGAATCTGAAATAAGTGACTATCTAATAAATGATGTGCAGAATGGTTTTAGTGGTACTAAAGTAGTAAACTTTTCAAATGGTGTACCTGATAGAGAAAAACAACTGCAGATCAAGAATGATGTTCTTAATAAACTAACAGGATCAAGAGGTGAGAAAGTCATCATATCATTTAACAACAATGCAGAATCTAAAACTACTATTGATGATGTACCACTAGACAATGCACCAGCACATTATGAATATTTATCTAATGAATGTTCTACAAAGTTGATGGTAGCACACAGAGTAACATCACCACTTCTGTTAGGTATTAGAGATGGCAATAGTGGATTAGGCAATAATGCTGATGAAATCAAGACTGCATCATTATTGTTTCAAAATGTCACCATAAGACCTTACCAAGATTTAATTGTTGATTGTATTGATTCAATTCTATCTGTGAATGGTATTAGTCTAAAACTTTATTTCAAGACATTACAGCCATTGGAATTCATAGATACAGACAATGCAGTTACTGATGAAGCAAGAGAAGAAGAAACAGGTGTGAAACTTAGCAAAGAGCCTACAGATCAAGAGTTATTAGATATGATAGGTGATGTTGGTGAAGATGAAGAGAAGCTGTTTGAAGAAGGCTGGGAATTGTTTGATGAAAGACCAGTAGATTATGATCAAGAAGAAGCATTAGATAAAATGCTAAGTTTAGCATCTGTTGTACCTAACAGAGCCACAGCACAAAGTGAATTAGATGGTGAAACAGAAACAGGAAAAACATACATGGTAAGATACCAGTATGCACCACTAATTGTAAGTAAAAATTCTAGGGAGTTTTGCAAGAAGATGGTGTCAGCTAAAAAAATCTACAGAAAAGAAGATTTAGATAAGCAAAGCACAGCAAATGGTGAACTAGCAGCATCAGGTGAATCGAGTTATAATATATTCTTACATATTGGAGGTGCTAACTGCAAGCATTACTGGCTTAGAAAGACATATCTATTTAGGGATGGTATAAAGCCTGATCCTAACAGCCCAAAGGCAAAAC